CCAGCACTCGCGTTATACCAAGGGCTCAGCGTATTCACCGACGCCACATCGGCTGCACGGGTCAGCGCGGTGGTGGTGGTGGGGATGGCAGAGGTGGCAAACGCACCGAGTTCTAGCTGGGGCAGGCCGATGCGCAGGGTGATGTCGATGGCGACACCAGCTGCAAAAGCCAAGGCTAGAATTGGGCGAATGAAAGCTGTTCCAACCGTTGAAATAGTCCCTACAGAGCTACTTCTTGTCAAAACAGATGTAGTGTTGAAAATTGGAGTTGCGTAAGCTACGTTTGCCAAATAAACGCCGCCAGAGTCAAAAAGATTCGCAGTGTTTTGAGTTGTTATGATATTAGCGGTTGACCCAGCAACCACCGCAGTCCATATCGATTGGGCCCATGTCTGACCGTTTGCGGCAGCTATTACAGTACTACCATCAAAAATTACTGAAAGCGTCGTGGTAGAAGTTGTGCCGCTAAAACGGACGTCGATGTAAGTAATACCGTTCGCCGTGCCGGTGCCAACAATCTGCTGGGTCAGCGTCCCAAGACCACTTACTCCCCAATTCGTCGGCAACGTCCCAGGCGTTCCAGCTACCGCACCCTGCATCGTGTTGTTGCGAATGCTGTTGGTGCGGGCCTCCTCAATCAGTAGGCCTTCGATTTCCCGCGTTGTCGGGTTGTAGTGGAACCGCGCCGTGTTTGCGGCGACTGTTTCCAGAACGCCGGCCGAGTTGAAGCGCGTGGCTGTGCTGGCGCGGGTGAAGGTGATGCGCGGGTCTAGCGTTGGCTCTACCGCAGGGGCGCCCCCAACAACGTAGCCCTGCGTTGCATAGCGCAGCGTGCGCGTGCTTTGCACGCTGGGGTCGTAGACCTCGATGTCAGCGGTAACGATCTGCGCCACGTCAGTTCCCCGCGCTCACCAAGTAGTTGCTGCCGATGTCGTAGGTGTAGCTGGGCGCCGAGTTGGCCAGGGCCGCGTCGGTGGCCGTGCTGCTCACCGCCTTGGCCGTGGCCGCCGTGCTGGCCGCCACCTGGGCCTGGAGCGCCGCCACGTTCTGCGTGGCCGTGGCCAGCGCCGCCAGCCCCGTGGCAATGCTGACGTTGCCCTCCTTGATGGCCGACTCGATGGCCGTCAGCACCGCGTTGCCCTCCTGGATGCGGGCCGACACATCGCTCACCGCCTCGGTGGTGCTGATCTGCTCGGGCAGCATCTGGTCGAGCACAGCCACAACGGGCGCCTGCTTGGCCACCTCGTCCAGCGTGGTCTTCTGCTCCTTGATGTAGTCGGCGAGCTGCGCGAACTGCGGCGCGATGTTCAGCAGCGCCACGAGCTGCTCCTGGCCCGCCTTAGTGGACACGTCCACCGACTCCACCAGCCGGCGGAAGTCCTCGCGGCTGGTGATGCCGCTGCCGTCGATGCCGATGGCCTTGAACAGCTCCAGGGTGTCCCGCGCCTGGAGCCCGGCCTGCTCGCCCGTCGTGTAGTAGTCCTGCACGAACTGGCCGGCCTTGGCCATGAGCTGGTCGATCCCGCCGGCCAGGGCGATGATGTTCTCGCGGGCCGCGATGCTGCTGCTGGCCACGGTGGAGAAGATGCCGCCGAGCTGATTGATCGAGTCGCTGAAGCCCGCCAGGGACGCGAGCCGAGCCATGGTGTCGGCCACCTTCTCGCCGGCCGCCTGGAGCGGCGCCAGAACGGCCTCGAAGCGCTGCGTGAGGGCGTTGCTGTAGCCCTCGAAGATCAGCTCGATGGCCTCCTTGTTGGCCTTCTCGTCATCGGTCAGCTTGACCTTGAAGTTGGCGGTGACGCTGGCCAGGGAGTCAGCCGGCAGCTTGAGCGCGGCAGCCCAGGCCTTGGTCTGCTCCAGCACGCCCTTGGCGCCCAGGTCCAGCGCCGCCGCCATGTCGTCGGCCATCGCCGAGTAGTCGGTGCCGCTCTTGTTGCTGCGGAACCAGCCGCCCTTCTGGAACCAGTCCTGATAGGTGCGCCCGGTGGCATCGCCGCCCGTGATCGAGCCCTCCAGGCCGTAGTCCTTTATCTCCTTGGCCTTGCGGCCGAAGGCGCGATTCACCAGCCCGCCGACGATGCCGGCGATGGGCCCGATGCCGGGGATGGCGCTGGCGATGCCGGCGATGGTGTTGACCGCCCCGCCGGCGCTGTAGCCGCCAGACAGGGCCTTGCTGATGCCGTAGCCCGCAAAGCCGTTGCCCAGCATGCCCATGCCCGAGCCCAGCATGCTGCCCAGGCCCGTGGGCCCGGCGATCATGTTGCCGCCGATGTTCTGCAGGCTGCTCAGGCCCAGCGTCTGGCCCAGACCGGAGTTCACCAGGTTGAGCGCGGCGCCACTGATGGTGCCTCCGCTCAAGAAGTTCATGCCGCTGGACAGCAGTGACCCCAAGCCTGCGCCAGCGCTGCCTGCGGCTCCTGTCGAAGCGGCCGCATTGCCAAACCCCAACATGCTGCCGATGGCCCCGCTGACGGGCGCCATGATGGCCTTGATGGTGGGCTGCAACACCATCGTCTTAAAAGCGTTGACCAGGGTGGACTTGAAGGCCTCAAAAAACCCTTTGCCCGACTCGAAGGCGCGCATGAGCGCATCGGTCAGGCCGTTGTTGATGCTGTCGGTGACGCGCCCCCATTCGGCGTTGGCCTCCTGGGCGGCTTTGATGTGGATGCCTTGCTCCTTGGCATCGGCCAGGGCGCGCAAGCCGGCCGCCTGCTGGCGGTACTGGTCAGCCAGGACGTCGTTTTCCTGCCGCTCCATGGCCAGGATGGCGTTGCGGTCGGCGGTGGCGGCGGCGTCGCGCAGCTTGGCCACTGTGAGCTGGCCGGTGTAGTCGACGCCGGTCTGCGCGGTGAGGTTGGCGGCTTCCTGCGCCAGCAGCTGCTCTCGCAGGTTTTCCGTGTTCTGCAGCGCGGCGGCGTATTCCTTCTCGCGCGCCGCAATGGCCGCCAGCGTGGCCTTCTCGCCCTCTTTGATCTGCGCCACCTGCTCGCGCATGGCGTCCATTTCCAGCAGCTTGGCGCGGGCGGATTCCAGCTCCTGGTCGGTGAGCTTCTTCTTGCCAGCGCGCACCTCTTCTTCGAGCTTGAGGATCTCGCTTTCGGTCTTGGTCAGCTCGCGGCCCAGGCTGATCTGCTGATTCATCGCCGCAAACTGCGCGTTCAGGCTCGCCAGGTAGTCCTGCCCAGCCTTGGCGGCTTGGTCGACGGACTCCTTGGCCTGCTTGGTGGCGGCGTTTAATTCCAGCGTTTTTTGGCCTGTCACGCCCTGTTGCTTGCCCAGGCGGTCCAACTCGTTGCGGTTTTCCTCGGCTGACAGGCTGTGGTTCTTGATGGCGTCTCTTTGCTGCAGCACGCGGCTGGTGGCGCCCACCACACTGGCCTGGAAGCGGTCCAGCTCGAGGCGGGCCGCAGCCGCGTCCTCTTTCATCATGTTGCCCACCTGCGTCCAAGCGGCCCGGCCCTCTGAGGTGAATACGCCACCAGCCGCGCCCATGGCCGAGAACTGCGCGGCGATGCCGCCGATCTCGCGGCCCATGCTCTTGAAGACAAAGGCGACGTCGCTGGCCAGAACGATCAGCGTCTCGAGCACCGTACCGGCAGCGGCAGCAATGATGCTCATGGAGTCCAGCCCCGACGATGCGTCGCGCGTGGAGCTGCCCCAGGTGCGAAACGCCTGCGCGATGCTCAGCACCACGCCATTGGCCACACCGAGCAGCTCGGCCAGGCCTTGCGTCACGCCCTGCGCGGTGTTGACCTCATCGACCATCAGCGCCACGTCGTTTTTCATGCGCTGGAAGGCCGCGCCGACCGTGTCGGGCATCTGTTGCGCCTCGTCGCGCAACGCCCCGAGCTGCTTTATCAGCGCGTTGCCGACCACGTCCGCGGTGAGCTTGCCTTCGGTGCCCATGGTCTTCAGCGCCTCGATCGGCACGCCCATGCCATCGGCCAGTGCGCGCATGAAGCGTGGCGAGGCCTCGGCCAGCGAGCGGAACTCGTCGCCGCTGAGCTTGCCCGAGGCCATAGCCTGGGCGAATTGCAATGTCGCGGAAGCCGCCTCCTGGGTGGAGGCGCCGCCGACCCGCAGCGCGGAGGAGAAAGCCTCCACGATGGCGGTGTTTTCTTTCACCCCGCCGCCGAGCCGCTTTACCGGCTCCAGCAGCTTGGTGTAGAGCGTGGTGGTCTCCTGCAGCGCGCCCCCGTTGGCCTGGGCGATCTGGTAGATCGCACGCTGAGACTGCAGAAACTCGTCGCCGCCGCCAGTAGCCAGCCGAAGACGCGCGTTCAGCAGCGTCATGGCGTCCGCCATCTGCACGAATTCGCGCGAGAGCTGCATCGCGCCGACGACGCCGAAGATGCCTACGAAGGCGGTCTTGAGGCTGCCGACGACGCTTGCACCCACGCCGCCCAGGCGGTTGAAGGCGTCGCCGACTCGCATGGCGCCGCCGTCCAGCTCACCGAGCTGGCCGGAGACCTGGGAAAGCCCGCCCTGGACGCTGCTGACGCCCTCCAGGCTGAGCTTGATGCCGATGTCGCTGATGGCCATCAGTGCGCCCCGAGAGCTTCAGTGGCGGCGCGCGCGCTGCTCGTCGGCGCGGCGCTGGCGGGTCCACTCGACCAGGGTTTCGGCTTCCATGACCTGAAGGTCGGCGATGACCTCGGGCACGCGGGCACGCGGAACGAGGCGGCGCATGCGCAGCAGCGCATCCACGCCCGCGTAGTCCAGGCCGATGGCGCCGGCAAAGCCGGTGCGCCACTGGGTGCGGCAGGCCAGCCAAACTGCCAGCACATCCTGGTGCTCGGCCCACAGGTAGAACACGCGCGGCTTGTGCGCTGCGGCGGCGTCATCCACCGCCACGAGGCCAAAGGCCGCCAGGGCTGCAGCCGACTCGTCATCTGGGTCGTCATGGGTGGGCGGCGCGTCATCATCAGATCCACGGGTGAGTTCACCGCGCGCAAGCAGGCGCGCCGCCTCCCTCAGTTTTTTTCCTTGCCCTTGGCGCCGCAGGCCTCGATGTAGGCCTTGAGGACCAGGCCGGCCATGCCGACGATGTCCAGCAGCGAATGCAGCGCCGAGCCGCTGAAGGGCAGCTCCACGCCGTCGTCATCCTGCACGCCGGACCAGCCGACCACCACCGAGTCCAGAAACTCAGGCACGGTGCGGTCGTTGCTTTCGATGGCCAGGCGCAGCTCGGTGGCGGGCAAACGCCGGGCCGTCAGCGTGAAGCTGAAGGGCATGGCGCGGCCCGCGGCATCCGGCAGGCGCCCGGCCACGGGCACGCTGACGGTGTCAGAGACAACCAGACGAAAACTCATGCCAGCACCCCTTTACAGGCAGACGAGCCGCAGCTCGTCGTTGCCAGCGGTGGTGGGCGTGAAGCGCAGGTTCTGCCCCATGTGAATGTCGCCCTCGTACTCGATGTCACTCGGGTCGATGCGCTGCACCTGAGGGGCGTGCACGATGATGCCCACGCCCGCGCCGGTGCTGTGCGTGAAGCCCAGCGTGGTGTTGGTGTTGGCGTTGATGTCGGTGAGGAATGACACCTCCTGCGCTGCGGTGAGGTCCAGCTGCATGCTGCCCTGCACGTTGCGGTCAGAGATTGCTACGGACTGCCCGCCCAGCACGGCCTTGCGGCTCACGGTGTTTTGCAGGTTGATGCTCAGGCCCCGGCTGGGAAACACCGTGCCGCTGGCCAGCGCTCCGGCGCTGTAGGTGCAGCCGAGGATGATGTCGCCGCTGTTGACGTCAGACACCACCTGCGGGGTGCGGAAGGCGGTGAGGGTGACGCTTGGGTCTGCCGTGGCGGTGCGCCCGCCGTCCAGGCCGGCGAAGGTGAAGCGCATCATGGGCGCAGCACCCTCGTTAAGCATGATTTCCACGTTGCCCATGCAGCCGGTGGCCACGCGGCGCACGCCGTCGATGTGGTAATAGATGGTCAGGCTGGTGAAAGTGGCCGAGACGGGCGTGTACTCCACGCGGGCCGGCGCGGTCAGCACGCTCTCAGCCATGCCGCAGGCGCGCAGCAGCGGGGCCCAGGCGGGTGCGGTGCCGGCGGTGCCGCTGTTGGCCAGCTCCACCTCGAAGCTGCACTCCATAAAGCGCGTGCCGGCCAGCTGGCCGCTGCCGCCGAAGTATGGGCGGATGAAGTTGCGCTCGACGTTGTTGTACGCGAGGCTGAAGCTGGCATTGCTGACCAGCATGGCGTTGGCCGCGCCAGTGGGCACAGAGTCAACGCCGTAGGTCGTCTCGACCTTGGCCAGGATGGCGGTTTTGCGGATGAGGCGAGGCACGGCGGCTTACTCCTTCGGTGCGGTGGGGGTGGGGGCTGCTGCGGGGGCGGCGGCCTCGTCGGTTTCGGGCAGGGGCACCCAGGCGCTGCCGCTCCATGTCCAGCGGCCACCGCCAGGCGGGGTGCCGACTGGTGCGGCAGGCGCAGCAGGCGTGGAAGTGGCGGGTGTCTGGGGCATGGTCAGATCGCTCCGGGGTCAGTTCTGCGCGGCCAGCGTGGTGCTGGCCGTGCGGTGGTTAACAAGCAGGTACACGGTGGCGGCAGCCACCGGGGTTTCGTTGTCATCGAGCTGCCAGTCGATGGCGGGCTGCATGCGCACGTCCACCACGCCCAGGCCGGTGGTGTTAAGCGCCGACAGACGGGACCAGACGGACTCCAGCAGCGTGTCCACCGCGGCCACGGGGTCTGCGGTGCCGGTAGCTCCGCGCGCCAGGCACTCGATTTCGTAGCGCGTGGTCCAGTCATACGGACCGCCCAGCAGCTGCGGCGTGGCGGCGCGCGTTTGCGCCAGGCGCACCACCACACCCTGGCCGCTGGCCGCGGCCACGGGGCGCGTGGCGTTGGCCCGCACGTTGCCGCTGGCCAGGGCGGGTGCGGCGGTGAGCGCGGCCACGATGGCCTGCTGGATGGCCAAGTGGGCGCTCATCAGGCGCGCTCCAGCAGCAGCCGGCTCATGCCGGTGCCGTCAGGCTCATGCGCGGCCACCAGGTAGTTGGTGGCGTTGACCACTGCGGCAACGCCCACGGGTGAGGCAGGGACGGAGGCGGTGGGCAGCGTCAGCACAGGCTGGGTGCCGGCCATGCCGATGCCCGCGCTGCCCAGGGCGAAGTCGTTGTCGAAGATCGCCTGCACCGCCTGGCCGGCCACGGTGCAGGGCACCGCGAAGTCGGCCAGGAAGGCGCTGTAGTCTTCGATGAACATGCTGGGCCCTGGGTGCGCGTTGCCGTCAGGCTCAGGTGGTCAGCGCGTCCACCATCGTGGCGAAGCTCACCACGTTGCGCAGCTGCACGTCCACGTCTTGCAGGGCCACCACGCGCACGGTGCCGGCGGTGCTGCCGGTGTACGGGTCGACCATCAGGTCCAGCGAGCCCCACATGCCGATCACCAGGTCAGCGAAGTTGCCAAACACGATGGCCGAGCAGACGGAGCCCGAAGTGCCCTTGACCAGGTTGGACGGCACAGCGTTGGTGACGGCCGTGCGGTAGCCGTTCATGGGCGTGTCGCCGTCATCCCACACAAAGCCGTTCTGGCTTGTCACCTTGCTGGTGGTCTTGAGCTTGCCGCGCACGCGGGCGTTGGTCAGGTAGCCCAGGGTGCCCACGTCGGCGTTGGCCACGGCCACGTCAGACTCCAGCTGCACGATGTTGGCCCAGGTGGGCGCTGCACCGTTGGCGCCGCCGATGACGGAGGCCGTCACGCGCGTCAGGATGCCGCTGGGCTGGTTGCTGGCGCCGCTGCCGTTGATGGCAGCTTGCTGAATGGCCAGGCCCAGGATGCTGGCCAGGTCGTTCTGCACCATCGCTTCCACGTCCAGGCTGGACTGCAGCAGCAGCCGGCGGCTGATGTCGGTGAAGGCACCCACCGTTTTCGGGCTCATCGTCACCTGGGCAATGGTCTGGTCGCTCTCGGTGGGGGCGGTGTTCTCAGCCACCCAGTAGGCGGTGCCGGTGCCGCTCAGGCGCGGGATGGCGATATTGCCCACCAGGCCCGTCATCATGCGCGTGCCCATCTTGTCGATGACCATGGCGTTGCGCAGGGCGTCGATGAAGCTGCCGCCCAGCAGATCGGTGGCCACCAGGTTGCCGCCGGCCGTGGCCGTGGTGACGTTGAGGTCACGTTTCTGGATCTCGGTGGGCACCATGAAGCCGCGGGACTGCTTGCCCAGCTTGGCGGCGGCGGCCTCGGAGCACTCACGCTCGAAGGCGGCAGCGCGCTGCGCGGCGGCGTCGCCCGGGTTGGCCAGGGCGTTCAAGGCGCGCAGCAGCGAGTAACGCTTGGTCTCGCGCTTGTCCATGCCGATGTCGGCGGTGGGCAGCGGGGCGCTGGCGAGCTTGGTCAGGGCTTCAGCCTGGAACTGCTCGGTGGTCAGGCCGCGCTGGATGGCGTCGAGCGCCATGTCGGCGCCGCCGGGCAGGCCCTTGGCGATCTTGGAAATGTCTGCGGCGTGGTTGCGCGCTTCAACGATGACATCGGACACGATGTGCTCCTTCGAGGATGGGGTTTTGATTTCAGTGGCGGCTGCCGTTGCGGCGGCCGGGGGGTCTGCATCGGGGCCTGCATCCAGGCTGCGGCCGACGCCGACCGTGGGGTCAGCTGGCACGGACACCAGCGACACCTCGAAGGGCTCCCAGTCGTTGACGCGGTA